CCGGGCTTTGTACAGACAAGCGAGAATATGCGCTTGATTGGTGACCTTGCAGAGGTACGCAAAGGTATAGATTTTTTAGCAGGTGCAGTAACACTTAGCTACAATGGTACGAATGAAATGGTATTTACATCCACACTCTACTCAGATCCGGCAACAGGAAATGAATATGTGGTAGCTGCCACCAAGGATAAAGTAATCCTTTGGAATGATGCAAATAACTCAGGCATCGATATTGATTATCCAGGTAGTGAAGTTGTGGCCACGGCAGATGGCGCGAGCTTCGTACAGGCATTAGAAAAACTCATTTTGTTTCGTGGTAAGAATAAAACACCACTTGAATGGGATGGAGATGTAAGCAATGACTTTGTAGTTAAAGCAAATGCAAGCCCAGGTGCAGGACGCATACAATGTCCAAACACAGATTATGGTGTATTCTTTCGTAATCGCTTAATCATCCCACAACCCACAGATAGTAACTATACAATCTTGATGTCCGATTTGTTAGACACAGATAATTACTATTCTGCTGACTCACAATTTAGAATTAGTAAAGGAAGTGCAGATTTTCTTGTAGGCTTTTTTCCTTACCAAGAAGATCAGTTAATCGTGTTTATGCGTAACAGCATCCACATGATTAATAACATTGCGACAACCTCCGCAGCTAACACTTACGAAATAACAAGACAGCATGGATGTGTGGCACGCAAATCAATTGCACAGTCTGGCCCACAAACATTCTTCCTATCTGATAATGGGGTCATTGTCTTGTCACCTGGTACAGACCCTGCAAAGGGACTTGGAGTAGCTATTAGTAAAGTAAGTGGTGAAACCATACCCATGACCAGACCTATACAGGATCAGTTTGATGAGGTTAACTTTGCAGCAGCAGATACTGCATGTGGTGTGGTGTATGATAATAAATACTATCTTGCCGTACCCACAGGTAGTTCAACAGTACCTAACAAGATTTTCGTATTTAACTTACTTACAAACACCTGGACTAGCGTTGACTCCTACCCAGCAATGTCAGGTAGTCTAGCATTTCATGTAGATGACTGGGTAATTTGCTCGCATGGATCTGCACCAACAAGACGTAGATTATTCGCATGTAACGACACAGGTTGGTACTTAATGGAAGAAAACTCCATTGATGATAGTGGTCGCAAGATAGGTAGTACAAGCGAGTCAGGTACAACTGCCATTGCAGGTAAGCTTGTCACACGATCCTACACCTTTGGAGATATTAGCGTGAAGAGTTGGAAGCGTGGACAACTAGGTGCAAACACAGTTAATGCAGATGCATTCAATATAAAGGTCAATACACTTGATCCAGACGCAAGCACCACAGTATTAAGTCATACAGCAGATGGCACGGAAGAAGCACTCTTCCGCTTTGGTACGGGTCGTACCCGTGGATATGGGGCAGAGGTAGAAATTAATGTCACAGCAGGTAGACCAAGCTTTAGGCATGTTAGCTTAGAAGCAATTGGGGTAGGAGCAAATGCAAGAAGGGAGGTTGCATAGATGGCAATCACCGCAACAGTTACACGTGGATTTACTTTTGCAACAGGTGTAGATGTAACGGCTGCATCACTTAACCAACTAGGTGAACCAACAGTCACCATCAACGAAGGAAATGTAAACATCACAGGAGGCACGATTAGTGGTCTATCCTCACCCATTGCTATTGCAGATGGAGGCACAGGAAGTGCAAATGCAGGGGCAGCAAGGACTGCACTTGGACTAGGTACAGCAGCCACACAAGCAACCTCTGCATTCCTACAACCAAGCAATAACCTATCAGATGTATCAACCGCTGGCACTGCACGCACAAACTTAGGACTAGGCACAGTTGCCACCCAAGCGAGCAATGCAGTTGCTCTGACAGGTGGCACGATTAGTGGCACAATAATGACACTTAAATCATACGATGTAGCTGGTGTGCCATCCGCATCTCCAGCCGGGCAAATGATCTATGTAACCGATGGAAACTCAGGTGCAGCCACAGTCGCAGTATCCGATGGATCTGCATGGAAAGTGGTCGCATTAGGAGCGACAATTAGTACATGAAACTAAAAGAATTATTTGAGGCTGGCCCATACAACATTGATTGGAATCGTGTTGCACGTGAGAGCTTGCCTTTATTAATGCTTGCACAAGATATAAAGAAAAATGGCATAAAAGAACCAATCCTTTTAAAAGATGGAAAAGTGGCAGATGGTATTCATCGCATGTTTGCTTTGTGGTTGTCGAATTACGAAGGAGATATTCCAGTAAAGAATTTAGACGCATGAATATTTTGGAACAAGCAAAGGAATTATACGATAAGTGTAATATCGATATGTTCACTGATATCACACGATACATGGCATATGGTCATGTGTTCATTTCACCCAATCAATTCTTCCTTTTAAAACCTGTGGATAGGAATCTTGAAACCAATCCTGTCAATCAGTGGCATGTGGAAAATCCAAATGCCTGGTATGTCCACATGGCAATTGGGAAAGTAAAAGGCTTAATAAAAAACACACCTTACAGTTTACCTCATGTTGGATGGATGAGGGCAACAAAAGACCAACCAATTAGGTGGTACGATTTTAATAAAATTCAAAGGAGAAAATAACATGTCAAGTGCAGTAGACCAAATAGTAGATCCTTTTGGGATAGTTGAATCAGCAATGGGTGGTGGGCAACAGCAACCCAACCTTACGACCTATGGTGGAGGGATGAAGGAAGCATTAGAAACACAACTTGCTTTATTGACAGGCAAAAAGGTAGGTGACGCTGATTTCACCAGCGTAGGATCACTGGAAAGTCTACTTCCAGTTGAACAGTCATTGCGTGAGAAATCTGCACAGGTGGACACGGATATTCTTCGGCAGACTCTGCTTGGTGGTGATAGAACATCTGAAGTAAAGCAAAATAAAGATGGTACATTCTTTATACCAAATGCAAAAGTAATAGATGGTGAAGGCAGTAGGTATCAACAGGTTGAGATTGATCCAGGACAAAAGGCAACAGCATTTGAGGAAGATGCGACTTCAGAGGAAAAATTAAACGGAAGGTCTGCAACTTATGGCATTCTTGACACAAAGACAGGAGGAATTACCGAAAGAACGGGTGGACTACCAACGCAATTAAATGCCCAAGGTAAGGAATATACTTATGTAGAAGATGCTAAAGAAGGGGAGAAGTGGCAAGTAACATCCACACATAATACCACTATTTCAGATGAAGTAGGCACTTCGTATGCAGATATTAAAACAAAAATATCTGATGCAGGTGGTGACGAAGATATAAACCTAGATGACTATACATTTCAAACACAAGCAAGGGGCGATGGCATGGTTGACCTGCTTGGTGACAAGCGTAATGTGCAAAACACAGTTGCGAGAGAGGTTACGAAGACAAAGGGGGGATACGCATACACAGGAGATCCAAGTAAACCACCAGGGAAACGCTACGATTCTGATAAAGATTACTCTCTGTTTGACGAGCAAGGTAATGAAATAGCAAGTGGTTTGGATAAGTACCAAGCAAGAGCACAAAGCAATGATATAGAAGCAACTACTACGACTGAAACTGTATACGAACAAGCAGACTCAGGCAGACAGGCTGGGTTTGATGAGAGTGGTAACTTCTTAGGTTTATCTGCATTTGGCGAGGACATCCAAGCAGGTAACTTGTCTCGTCAACGAGAGCGTGATTTGCAAGATGTTGCTCGTTTATCTGGTACATACCAGGACATCATGGAAGACTACAAACCTGGCACTCAAGAAGCACTTGAGTCTGCAAGGTCAGTACTAGAAGAACAAAAGGATTCACTTACAGGGGCAGGGGCAATTGGTGGGCCACAAGGTATAACTGACCCACTATCACTAACAAGCAAGGGATTTACCGCAGCACAAAATACCACACCTGTTGACTTAAAGACAGACACTTCCTTTACAGGTGCATCTGTTGCAGATCCAATGTCCTTAACTGCAAAAACAGGGTACGATGAATTAGCAGATATTACCGGGCAAAAGCTAACTGCTGGCACAACATACAATCCAACTGCAA